CCGGTGTTGAAAGAAAACATAGAAATCAAACTAGAACTGAAAATTCTGCACAAAAAAGATATCGAAACTCAATTGAACAAATGTTTAAATTGGGCTAAATACCTACAGCAAAAAGGATTCGAAAATGAAACTGCAAGATCTGGCCACGCCACAACAATCAAAACAAACCGCTCGTGTGTTTGAAAGTTTTTTTGGTCAAAACATTAGATTTGATAATCTGAGTCGCAAGCAGACTCGCAACATGCTGAATCGCGTGCGCGGCCTAATACAAGAACAACGTCGCCAACCTGATTTTCATCGCAGCGAGAAAAATTCTGCTTACTTGAAGCTCATGGTCATGGAACAAGGACTGGCAGCCAGAATGCGTGAAACTGAAGTTTTGCGTGAAGCCAGCGAAGTTCAACAAGCTCAAGTTGTGCTGGCAGCACAAGACATGGTAGACAAGATGCAGAAGATGCTGGAAGAAATCACTGCCATGCAGTTCAAGGATCTTCCTGCCTTGGTTGATAGTATCAAGAACGAAGTTGGTCAACAACAAGCCAATCAATTCAATGCTGATGCCACTGCTGCACTCAGCGGTCTGGTGCAAAATCTACAAGCTGGCAAACAACAAATGGATGCTGCTCTGGGAGTTGTCACCGGCGAACCCGCTGCCATGGACACCGGCATGATGCCCGGAGCTGATGCTGGCGCTGTTGCAGATATGGATGCAGCAGGTGCAGACCTTGATGCTGCTGCCGCAGATCTTGACGCGGCCGCTGGCGAAGCAGGTGCCGAAGAAGAACCTGCTGGCGCTGCTGCTGACCTGGGTCGTGAGCGCAGATAATGTTGATTCGTGAATTTGAAGACGGCTCGGCCAACACTAGAAAATTAGCTGCCCTGGTTGATTTTCTTGCTGGCCGCGCCGAAGATCAAAACGCACGAAAAGAAATCAGCAAACAAGCATTTATCAATGCAGCCAAAAACATTGGCGTCAATATCAATGACCAGATGCTGGACGAGTTGGTGCTCAAAGAACCACTCAAAAACATACTAGAACCAGTGCAACCAAATTCGGATGTTATCCGCTATCGCGGCAATCAAGAAGTCAACACTGCAATGTCAGTGGACACTGCACAAGACATCGTAAACAAAAACGCCAAAGCCGCAATGAAACGCGGAATGAACAAATAATCATACTGAGTAAACCAAAGGTTGACCTCAGGCGTTAAATATAGTATAATCCACTCAAGGAGAATACCATGAAACGATTTGCAATCGTGTTTGCATTGTTTGCGTCTGCTGGTGCCATGGCCCAATACAACAATTATGGCACTGTGGAAATTGTGAGAATTGAACCACGCATAATTACCACATATCAACAGCAGTGTCGAGAAGTGTCTGTTCAAACTCCTGCCACTTCGGGCAATGCAGCTGGCGGAGTTTTGGGAGCCATTGCAGGAGCTGCCATTGGCAATCAAATCGGCAGTGGTTCAGGACGTGACATTGCCACTGTGGTGGGTGGTGTGGTGGGTTATCAAGCCGGTCGTGGCGAGTCGCAGCCCGGCGGAATCAGTTATCGCACAGTGTGTGATTCGGTGCCGGTTACAGTGCAGCGTGGTGAAACAGTGACTTTTAGATATCGAGGCCGAATGTTTAGTCAAACTTTCGATTAACAAAGGGACAATATGGCATATTCGGAAAAAGTTGTGGAACATTATGAAAACCCACGCAACGTGGGTAGTTTTGCCAAGGATGACCCTGATGTGGGCACTGGCATGGTCGGCGCCCCTGCATGCGGTGACGTAATGAAATTACAAATTCGGGTAGAAGATGGCATCATCACAGACGCAAGATTCAAAACCTACGGTTGCGGTAGTGCAATCGCGAGTTCCTCTCTTGTTACCGAGTGGGTTAAAGGCAAGACGCTGGACGAGGCCGCAGCTCTTAAAAATAGCCAAATTGCTGAAGAACTTGCCCTGCCCCCAGTCAAAATCCATTGTTCAATCCTTGCTTCTGACGCCATCGCCGCTGCAATCAAAGACTATAAAGAAAAACACGAGCAAACATAGAGCAAATAACTTTGATAAATAAAGTTATGAAAAATCTATGTAACTGTGGTTGTGGTATTTCTCTAAGAAAAGATAACAAAACCGGATATCAAAAAGGACACAAGTCTTGTCCTGTATGCGGGACACTTGTTAAAGGGTCTGGAATAGAATGCTGTTCAAAATCTTGTTCAGCAAAGTTGCATTGGCAGCGAAATCCAGATATGAAAGAGTCACGAATATGGAATGCTGATCGGTATGCGACTCGAGAAAAAAATAGGGACACCTGGACTAAAAAGTTGTCCGATTCATGCAAAGGCAGAATACCTTGGAATAAAAATACACAAGGATTACAAACGGCCTGGAACAAAAACTTACCAGCCAATCAACAACCGTTTTACGGTAAAACTCATGATGCAGAATATTATCAAAAACGAGATAAAACTGTTTTTGAAAAATACGGCGTTATCTGTGCCCTTGAATTAGCAAAAACATCTCCAAGAAGTAAAAAAGAAAAACTTTTAGAAAATGTGTTAGTTGGATATCAAACAGACAAGCGAATAGGTAGATACAAACCTGATTACATAAATGAAACCACAAAACACATAGTTGAAGTTTATGGCGATTATTGGCATTGTAATCCAACTGTATTCAAAGAAGATTTTTATCATCCCCAGTTAAAGAAAACTGCTAGAGAAAAATGGCAATTGGATTCTGACAGACAAACATACCTGGAATCACTGGGATACAATGTTACTGTTGTTTGGGAAAGTAAATTGGAAGAATTTATAAAACAATATGATAACGTTCACTGACACCGCCCGAAACAAAATTGTCAAACTAATTGCAGCCAAGGGCTATGCAGGTATTCGGCTGGGCGTTCGAACCACAGGTTGCAGTGGACTCGCATATGTGTTAGAATATGTGAACAAATATACACCTGAGCCAGGCTGCATCAATTATGTTCAACCTGAATTTGTGGTGTTGGTAGATCAACGTCATGACGTGTATTTGAAAGGCATGATTGTGGATTATGTGAGACAGGGACTCAATGAAGGTTTTGAGTTTACCAACCCTAATGTCCGTGATAAATGCGGATGTGGCGAAAGTTTTAGAGTTTGAAACAAAAATACATTGACCTATACATGGACTGGGCACGGCGCACAGCTGAACTCAGTCATGCTCGTCGCCTGCAAGTGGGCGCGGTGATTGTCAAAGACGACACTGTGATCAGCTATGGCTACAATGGCATGCCCGCAGGTTGGGACAACAACTGCGAAGATGAAGTTTACCAACAAGACGGAACCGCAGGGTTAAAAACCAAACTCGAGGTTCTTCATGCTGAGCGAAATGCACTTGACAAATTAGCAAAAAGAGGTGGAGCCGGGGGAGAAGATGCGTCTATGTTTATTACCCATGCTCCGTGTCTTGAGTGTGCCAAAAGCATATACGGTGCTGGTATCAAAAACGTATACTTTAGAGAACAATATAGATCAGATGATGGGGTTGAATTTCTAAAAAAATGTGGTGTAAATGTAAGTCGTCTTGATAAATAAAGTGCAACATGCAGAAGCACATTTATGAAACATATACATCACATTATTCCTAAACACATGGGCGGAACAGACGACCCATCTAATCTAATAGAGTTAACGGTTGAAGAACATTCTCAAGCACACCTAAAGCTTTATGAACAGCACGGAAAAAAAGAAGACTTGTGTGCTTACTATATGTTGTCTGGAAAAGCTCAAGATCCTGAATTTAGAAAAATATATGCATCGATCGGCGGAAAAGCATTAGCAAAGAAAAGAAAAGAGTTGGGCATAAAATGGGGGTTTGCATTGATGAATCCTGATGAACTTTTTGATATGCGATCAAAAAACGGAAAACTGCAAGGCAAGCGAAATGCTGAATCTGGACATATTCAAAAAATACAGAAACTAAGTGATCCGGTGGCTGCTGGCAGAAAAGGTGGTAGCACTACTATCAGCAGAGGTAAAGGATCGTTTGCTGACCCAGCAGAGAGATTAAAATCAGCATCCAAGGGCGGTAAAACTCAAGGCAAGAGAAATGCCGAATCTGGGCACTTAAAAAGAATTGCCCAATTACCTAACAATAGATCCAAAGGAAAACAGTGGATTACAAATGGTTTTGAAAACATGATGATTATAAAAGAATCCCCAATACCCGACGGTTTTGCTGCCGGAAAGATACAAAAACCAAAGGACAAATTATGAGAGAAATTGTCACACCTGCAGGCGATGTCTATTGCACTGTGGAAGTAAAAGACGGCAAGCTAATCTTTACTCTCAGAGAAGGCTACAAAGTCCTGCTAGATTCCAAAATTATTCCCCAATTAAAACAAATACTAAACGAAGCTGAATTTTTTAAAGTTGTATAATGATTACACCACGCTATAATTACGCACCTCTTGACCGCACCACCATTGATGGCAAACGCCATTATTGTTTGCCCGATGGATCAAAGGTGCCCAGTGTCACAACCATTCTTGACAAAACCAAACCCAGGGAAAAGGTGGAAGCTTTGGCCAACTGGAAAAAGCGTGTGGGCGAAGTCAAGGCTCA